GACTTTAGCCCCTGCGCCTTCTTCGACAAGGACGTTTGGATCCGGGGCATCCCAGACTATCTAGCGGTCAACCAGTCCAAGGGCGTCGCCCGTGTGGCTGACTACAAGACAGGCAAGAGCAGCAGGTACGCCGACATGGCGCAGTTGGAGTTGATGGCAGCCATGGTCATGGCGCATCATTCCGAAGTGCAAACAGTCAAGGCCGCACTGCTGTTCGTCGTTGCCAAAGACGTAATCAAGGCCGAGTTCACCCGCGCCCAGTTGCCGGAGATCTGGTCCAAGTGGGCCGGACGCATCGGGGCGGTGGAGAAAGCCGTCGAGTTGAACGTGTGGAACCCGCGCCCCAGTGCACTGTGCAGGTTTTGCCCGGTCAAGGATTGTGCAAACCATCCAGGCTAAGGAGATAGCCATGGCTACCAAGCCCCGCAACTACAAACGCGAATACGAGACGTACCAGGGCACGCCTGAGCAGATCGCCGCGCGGTCCAACCGCAACAAGGCTAGGCGGGCGTACGAAAAGAAGAACGGCGACCTGCCATCCACCACGGACGTGGCGCACAAGAGGGCCTTGTCCAAGGGCGGTGCGCCGGTCAATATCAGTAATCTAAAGGCAGAAGGGCGAAGCGGCAATCGCAGTTTTGCTAGGACTTCTACCAATAAACTGAAGTCAGAAATTTCCAAGCGCGAGCGATCGCGTTGATGTAGTATTTACTGGCCCCGAAACGGTTGCGGGGCGTTTCTCCTTGGTCGTAAGACCTTTGGCCCGGTAGTTCGCTACCGGGCCTCTTTGTCACCTCTAGTCATCAGAAAATCATGGAAATTGTGCAAGACCGCGCGTTACTCTTCCGCACTCGCGCAGCGGATCAGATCACCGCGCTCATCCCCAAGAGCAAGGTGCTAGACGACAGCGACGAGCCGCAGATACTCGTCAACTGGGGGTTCGAGGAGGTGCAACTCCTGCGCAACCTGGGCGTCAAGAACGTGCCCTCTCCCATCGTGGGGCGCTACAAATGGCCGGGCATCTTTGCCCCGTTCGTCCACCAGAAAACAACTGCTGAGTTCCTGACCCTGCACCCCCGGTGCTTCGTGTTCAACGAGGCAGGCACGGGTAAGACGAGCGCCGCAGCGTGGGCTGCCGACTACCTGATGCAACAAGGCCGCGTGACTCGCGTCCTCGTGGTGTGCCCGGTGTCCATCATGGAGACTGCGTGGCGATCGGATCTGTTCAAGACCGTGATGCACCGCACGGTGGCTATCGCCATGGGCTCCAAGGAACAACGGCGCAAGGTGATCGCAGGCAACTTCGAGTTCGTCATCATCAACTTCGATGGCGTGAAGGTGGTGGCAGACGAGTTGCGCAACGGCGGGTTCGACCTCATCATCGTGGACGAAGCCAATGCCATCAAGTCAGTAACCACGGAGCGTTGGAAGGCCATCGCATCTTTGGTCAAGGCCAACACCCGGCTGTGGCTCATGACGGGCACGCCCGCATCGCAGTCGCCGCTCGACGCCTACGGGCTTGCCAAGTTGGTCAACCCCGACGGGGTGCCGCGCTTTTTCGGCGCGTTCCGCGACAAGGTGATGATCAAGGTCACCCAGTACAAGTGGATGCCGCGCCCTGCCGCACGAGACATCGTACATGCCGCCCTGCAACCGGCCATCCGGTTCACCAAGGACGAATGCTTGGATCTGCCGGACATGCTCTACACCACGCGCGACGTGCCGCTGACAACGCAACAGCAGAAGTACTACGACGCAATCCGCAAGGAGATGATTACGGTGGCCGCAGGTGCGGAGATCACGGCAAGCAACGCAGCGGGCATGCTCAACAAGTTGTTGCAGATCTCCCAGGGTGCGGCCTATACGGACGATAGGGACGTGGTGTCGTTCGACATGAGCAACCGCTTCAACGAACTGGTCAGCGTCATCGAGAGCACCGACAACAAGGTGCTCGTGTTCGTGCCCTTCCGGCACTCGTTGGAGGTCTTGCACGAAGATCTGCTCAAGGCAGGCTACACCGTGGAGGCAATCCACGGCGACGTGTCGCCCACGCGCCGCGCGGAGATCATCAAGCAGTTCCAGTCAGAGGACGACCCGCGCATCCTGCTACTCGTGCCGCAGGCCACAGCCCACGGCATCACGCTGACACGCGCTGACCAAGTAGTGTGGTGGGGCCCGGTGCCTTCTACAGAAATCTACATGCAGGCCAATGCCCGTGCACACCGCGCCGGGCAGACCAACAAGGTCACGGTCACGCACCTACAGGGATCTCCCGTGGAACGTAGGATGTTTCACATGCTCCAGAACAAGATCGACATGCACCTGAGCCTCGTCGATCTTTACAGACAGGAGATCACATGACCCCTTGACGACCAAACTAAACACTGTATACTTCAATCACATCAACGCTAGTCAACAGGAATCATCATGGACGCCAACAAACTTGTGCAGGTCTACATCAAGATCCGCGACGCCAAGGAAATCAAAACCCGTCAGTACGAAGACGACATAGCCGCACTCGATGAGCAACTCGCTGCCATTGAGGAATCTCTATTGGAGATCTGCAAGAACACCGGCCAGGACGGCGGCAAGACCCAGTATGGCTCGTTTACCCGTACGGTCAAGACCCGCTACTGGACATCGGACTGGGATAGCATGTACCAGTTCATCAAAGATCACGACGCCCCCGAATTGTTGGAGCGCCGTGTGCACCAGGGTAACTTCAAGGAGTTCCTCCAAGAGAACCCTGACAAGATGCCGCAAGGCATGAACGTGGACTCACGGTACTCCGTCACCGTGCGCCGCGCCAAGTAACTTCACTCAAGGAAATCACATGAGTAACATCACTCTCTTCAAGTCTGGTTCCGTCGTTCCCGATTACCTGCGCGAAGCCGCAGACTCCACCACCAAGGACATCGCCGGTAGTTCCGGTGGCAAGCAGATCTCCATCCGTGGGGGTGTGTGGCGCATGATCGTTGGTGGCGAAGAGGTTGCCAAGAACGAAGATCGCTCCATGAACTTTGTGGTGATCGCGGCGGGCAAGGGGATCACGCGTACCTACTACGCAGAGAAGTACGAAGAAGGCAAGGACGTCAAGCCCTCCTGCTGGTCTGCCGAAGGCGAGAAGCCGAGCCCCGAGGTGCCCAACCCCCAAGCATCGTCCTGCGCCACCTGCCCCCAGAACATCGAGGGCTCCGGTGAGGGCAAGTCCCGCGCTTGCCGTTATAGCAAGCGTCTGGCCGTGGCTCTGGAGAACGACATCACCGGCAACATCTACCGCATGTCGATCCCGGCCAAGTCGTATTTCGGCAAGCCCGATGGCGACAAGATGCCCCTGCAAGCCTTCGGCAAGTTCCTGGCTGGTCACGGTATTCCCATCACCGGCATCGTGACCGAGGCCCGCTTCGACACCTCCGAGGCTGTGCCCGTGCTGAAGTTCCGCGCCGTGCGTCCGCTGACCCGCGAAGAGTGGGATGCGGCCAAGGCTCAGAGCCAGACCGAAGACGCCCGTCAGGCCATCGACTTCAAGATGGTGCCCTCCAAGTCCGACACAGGTAGCAGTGCTCCTGCCCTGCCCGCCGCGTTCAAGGAGGCCCCGGTTCAGCAGGAAGCCAAGGTGGCCGAGCCTGTGAAGCGCACCACCAAGAAGGCCGAGCCCGCCGCCGCGCCGAAGGACGTCTCTTCTATTCTGAGCGAGTGGGGCACCGACGACGATGCCTAAAGGACTCAGGGGGTACAGCACCTCCTTTGTCGCAGCCGTTGCGCACGGTTGCCTGTCTGACCTGATGTTCCAGTTCGTCCACGAGTGCTTGGTACGGGAGATCCCCGTATCAGCCGTGGCGGAAAGACTCGGCGTCACACGGGCAACCGTGTACTCGTGGTTCACCGGAAGGTCTGAGCCACGGGTGCGACACCAAGAAAAAATCAAGCAGATCCTGGCGCGTTGGAACCGCGCCTGATCGTTCTACCCGAGAGGTATCGTGCATTCCTTCCTCGACTCCGTATTGCCTACGCAGGGCATGTACTGCGCTGTGGCGATCAAGGGGGGAAAGGTAAAGCCGTCATTCCATGGAACTATTGCTGATGTCGATGCAGCGGCTCAAGCCGCAGGCAGCAAGGGCGCAGATGCCTACTTCGCACTAGCCAGTTTCGATGACCCCGCACTGGGACGAACAGCCGCAAACGCTGTCTACCTGCGGTGCTTTTTCCTTGACCTCGACGTAGGTCCAACAAAAGCCTACGCCACACAGTCGGACGCGGCAAAGGCGCTCCGACAATTCATCAACACCACGGGCTTGCCGCTGCCCATCATCGTCAGTTCTGGCGGCGGCTTGCATGTCTACTGGCCTTTGACCGAGGACGTCCCTGCAAAGGACTGGGTAGAGCATGCCAAGAAACTGAAGACCCTGTGCAAACTGCACGGGCTTGATGCCGACCCTGCGGTGACTGCGGATGCCGCCCGCATCCTGCGTGTTCCCGGCACTCAGAATTTCAAAGAGACCAATCCGCGTCCGGTGATGGTGGTCTACCAGGGGCAGCCCGTGCCCTTGGCCGACATCGTGAAGGTACTTCCTGCGCCCCCCACGCTTGTGGCGCCCACGTCCATCTTCGCCGCCAAGCAGTTTGGCACGGACGATGTGACCAAAGATCTCGCGGCGGAAGACCACCCGCCCAGTGAGTTTGCAAAGATCGTACGGTTAAGTGTTAAGGGCAACGGGTGTGCGCAGATGGCGCACGCCGTGCAGAACGCAGCCACCCTGGAAGAGCCGCTGTGGCGGGGCGTCCTGTCGATCGCGGTGCGGTGCGTGGATGGTGGCGAAGCCATCCACAAAGTGTCCAGGGCCCACCCCGGCTACAGCCCGGCGGCCACCGAGAAGAAGGCGTCTGAAACCAAGGGCCCCTACACCTGCGACTGGTACCGCACCAACAACCCGGCGGTATGCAAAGGGTGCAAGCAGCAGATCTCTAGCCCCATCGTGTTGGGCAAGATCGTGCAGGAATCTACGCCAGTCAACGACGCCTACGTGGTGGAGGTTTCGACCGAGGGCGACGAGGACCCAGACGCCAAGGTAACCGTAGAAATTCCGGCCTATCCCTTCCCGTATTTCCGGGGCGCCAACGGCGGCGTGTTCAAGCGCACGGTAGTTGACCAAGAGACCATCGACATTGAAGTCTACCCAAGCGATCTCTACATCACGGGTAGGTTCTTCGATTCCGACATACACGGAGATGGCGACGGCGAACTGGTGGGAATCAACCTGCACATGCGCAAAGACGGTGTGCGCAGGTTCCACGCCCGGGTTACAGATCTGTTCGCCAAAGATTCACTGCGCGACCTTCTGAACAAAAACGGAGCAATCGCTTACGGCAAACAACTGGACGTTCTCATGGCCTACTTCGCGTCGAGCATACGCAAACTGCAATCCCAATACGCAGCCTCCAAGACCCGCAGTCAGATGGGGTGGACCCCCGACATGCAGGGGTTTGTGGTGGGGGAACTGGAGTACACCCCTGACGGCACCAAACTGGCGCCCCCTGCCAGTGGCATACGGCAGTTGGCTCCGGCCTTCGTGCCGCGCGGCTCCCTCGATGCGTGGAAGGAAATGGCTAACTTCTACAACACGCCTGGGCTTGAGCCGCACGCTCTGGCCTTCTTCTTTGGGTTTGGCTCACCGCTGCTGAAGTTCATCGGCGGGGAGGCGGTCAAGGGCGCCCTGATCC